GCGCGCCTCGACGTCGAACAGTGCTTCGGCCTTGGGGTCGAACTTGTCGTCGAACAGATCAAGCGCGTCCAGCACCTTCTCGTCGTCAATCGAGCGCGAGTCGATCCGCTCGTTCAACACTTCAGCCACCAGCTCATGCAGGCGCGTGCCCTCCCGCATGGCGTCATTCTCGACCTGCGGCGGCATCGTGGCGCTAAGCGCCACACTGCCTGGGCAGTTGATCACGCGCTCGGCGGTCGAGCCGCCTACGATTTTAGAATGGCTCATGGGTTCCTCGCATCAACGCGACCGCTCGTGCCGCGCGACCACAAGAATTCGACGCGAGGAACCGCACCCATCAGCATCAGCTCTTCAGCCGAGTAGCGCGTCACGTTGTGGCGCGGGTAACCGGGGCCGACGTAGATGTCGCTATTTCGGTAGTGCGGCACGTAGACGATCCCGCGCAGTTCATACGCGGCCTGCTCGTATAGCGAGACTTGTTTGTTCTGGTCCATCAAGTTCACTTCAATCTCCTAGAGTTGACTAACGGAAACCGCATGGTATACCATTGCTTTGAAGTTTGCAACGGTCTAAACTTTGAAACATTTCGGGAGATCAAAAATTTTAGAGCGCGACATAGAGAGATACTTGGTGCGCCGGGTCAAAGAGATTGGTGGCGTGGCGTTCAAGTTCGTCTCGCCCTCGAACCGTGGCGTGGCGGACAGGCTGGTGGTGCTGCCGCAGGGCGTGGTGTGGTTTGTTGAGGTGAAGAAAGACGGCGGTCGCCTGTCGACGCTCCAGAACATCTTCATCGCAGAGATGCAACGACTACAGCAGAACGTGCGTGTGGTGTGGTCGAAGGAAGACGTAGATCAACTCATCAAGGAGATGCAATCGTGAGCTACGAAGAACAGCGAGCAATTTTGATTCAGTATTTGCAAGTGATGATCGCACGATGCGACTGGCATGGTGTTGCGGACGTGGCGATGGACCTGCGCGAGATGGAAGCCGAACAGCGCGGTGCGAAATGAACCGAGACGACATCCTGAAGATCGCTGCTGAGGCCGGAGCGTTTTGGGAGCTATCGGAGACGCCAGAAAAAGATATGGCATTTTTGATGCGCGTTGTAGAGCGTGTTGCAACTGCCGAGCGTGAGCGTTGTGTGCTGATATTGGAGCGCCTGCACGAGCGGTCTGGAGGGCAGTACAACTACTACTTGCACGCAGCCAAAGTGCTGAAGGGGGAGATATGACCGAAGCCTTTTTTATCGGCTGGGCCGTTGGCATCATCACCGGCTACGTCGCATGGGCACCTGAAACAAGGTTCAAACAAAACTTCGTTGATGGACTGACACTGCGGTTTTTGTGGAGGCGGAGATGAGCATCGAAGCAATGAAGCAGGCACTTGAGGCGCTAGAAGATCCGTGGAAATCTGGGCCGGATGGTGTAGCAAGCGCCATCACCGCCATCCGCGCTGCCATCGAGCAACCGCGAGAATGGGTCGAACTGACGGACGACGAAGCGCGTGCTCTAGTCAATCGCGCCACTTTCGGCGATAGAACCAACTGGCAGGCGCTCGTTTACATGGTCGATGCAAAGCTAAAAGAAAAAAATGCAGCTTAGACCCTACCAAGACGAGGCCGCAGATTTCTTGTTCGCCAACGACCGAGCGATGATCCTCGCGTGGGTTGGCGCAGGCAAGACAGCGACCGCGCTCACGGCTATGAAAGCGATGCTCGACGAGCGACACGCCAAACGCTTTCTTGTGCTCGCGCCGCTGCGGGTCGCGCAGTCGGTCTGGCCAGCAGAAGCGGCACTTTGGGCGCTAGGTCTTGAGATCGCAGTGGCCGTCGGCTCGCCCGGTCAACGGGCGCGAGCGCTTGCGTCCAACGCGCCAGTGGTTGTGACCAATTACGACAACCTGCTGTGGCTGTCGGAACAGAAGCTCGACTTCGATGCGGTCGTGTTCGACGAGCTGACACGGCTCAAGAACCCGTCAGGCAAACGGTTCAAGGCGTTGCACAAGGTCATCGAGCCCATGCAGATCCGCTGGGGGCTGACCGGCAGCTTCACCAGCAACGGCCTCGAAGACGTTTTTGGCCAGTGCAAGATCGTCGACCAGCAGATGCTGGGCCGCAGCAAGGGCGCCTTCTTGCAGCAATACTTTCACTGCGTCAACCGCGACTTCGGCGACTACGTGCCGCTACCAGGCGCGCTTGAGGCGGTCATGCAGCGCATCCGTCCGTGGACGTACGTGCTGGAGTCGCATGAGTACCGCGACACCCTGCCGCCGCTGCACACGCTACCGATCAAGCTCCAGATGCCTATGGAGCCCTACAAGACGCTCAAACGCGAGATGGCGCTTATCTACCCCAACGCCGAGGTCATCGCCGCCAACGCCGCGGCGGTGACGTCCAAGCTCCAGCAGATGAGCGCTGGGTTTGTCTACGACACGGCCCGACAAACCGTCTGGCTATCTGACCACAAGCTTGATGCGGTTGCGGACCTGCACGCCGAGAACCAGCGTGCGCCCATGCTGGTCTGGTATCAGTTCAAGGCAGAGCTGGCGGGGCTACAGGCGCGCTTTCCGCGCTTGCAGACGCTGGTCAACGACGACTCGATTGCGCGGTGGAACGCGGGGCAGATCGAGATGCTGGCGGTCCACCCTGCGTCTGCCGGGCATGGGCTCAACCTGCAAGGGCAATCCCGCATGGTGTGGATGTCGCTGCCGTGGTCGCTGGAGCTTTACGAACAAGCGGTCGGTCGGCTGCACCGAGGCGGTCAGCGCCATGACGTGCTGAACTATGTGCTCACGACCGAGGGCACGGTGGATGAAACGATTTGGAAGGCTTTACATGAGAAACGAGAGGTATCTGATATGGCACTAGAGGCGCTCAAATGAACCGATGGACTGAACAGCTAAAGGCCGCTCGGGCCGAGGCGCGCATACGGCAGCGGGAGTTCAACGCCGCTCAGCGCGCGCTCAACCGGGTGCTTGCGGAGATTGCAAAACTGGAGAAACGAATTGAACTGGCGCGAACTGCAACGAAGGCTTAATCAACTAACGGAGAGCGAACTATGGCAACTGATCGAAGCGGAACTGGCAGGCAAGAAGCGTGTGTCTTTGATCGAGCGGATGCATATGCGGGCGGCAGCATTACGCACTACCCGAGAGAGGCTGGATCTCTTGAAACGTGCGACGCAATCTACGCCGTAGGCGTGGCGACTGACGTGCAGAAGACGTGGCGCCGGTACGGTTGGGTGCCACCGTCGGAACTTCCCGAGTACCATGACAAGTGGGCACGCGCCCAACAACCCACACGCATATCGGAGGTCGGACGTGGTTGATTACAGCGAAGGCTATCTAAACTTGAAGCAGATCGTGGACGAGATTTGGGAAGCGATGATGGCCAACGATCCCACTCGCGCACGTGACCTGTGCGCAGCGGTCGTTGTCGAGGCTCGGATGTTGCGCCATCAGATTGGAATCCAGCATGACAGCAGCAACCAAAGTTGAGCGGTACTTGAAGGACCGCAAGACGCCCGTAACGCCCAAGCAGATTGCGAATTACTTTCTCTACAGCCACGCAACCATCAATAAGGCACTCAATGATCTCGAACAAGCAGGCAAAATCGCGCGCACCCAACAGCGCACCTGGCACATCTGTCGCATGGCCGTTTCCCCGCCAGCCGCTCCCGCACCAGCCGAACAGCGTGCCACCTACGACCGACCGATGCTCAACTCGTACCCGCACGCACGCGGATATGATGACTGAACTGGGAGAAGCTAAATGGTAGACATGGTGAACCACCCGCCGCACTACACACGCGGCGGCGTGGAGTGCATCGACGCGCTCGCGTCAGCGACCGCAGGGCTGGAAGGGCTTGATGCGGTCTGCACCGCCAACGCCATCAAATACTTGTGGCGCTGGAAACAGAAGAACGGCGTTGAGGACTTGCGGAAGGCTCAGTGGTATATCAGCAAGCTCATTGAGACATCTGTAGTGCCGCAGCCCGACCTT